GCTTTAGGGTCAGGGTTACCAAGTACCTTAAGAATCTGGTAGCCCTCTAGAATCTGCTTGTTAAGACGCTTGTTGTCAAGTGCTTGTGCAGACTTAGTGAAATCTTTAAATGGTAAAAAAGTTTGCATTACTTCTCTCTCGTTTGTTGTATTACTATTGTACAGTATGTTGGGTTGCTTGTCAACCCTTTAACTACTATACCGCCGAACTTTCGCCAAGCGAATTCGTGCTAAAATTATATTATGAAATGTAATCGTTGCAAAGACACTGTACAGGAACTGTGGATCGATCTCTGTGAAAAGTGTATGTCCGATCTAGAACTCTAGCCTTTGTGACAAGTACAAACACATTCCCCAAAAGTAAAGGTAACTGGGCACTCATTATGATATCCAGTCATACACCAACCGCTAGGAAGTCGTTCAGATCTTTTTCTCATTACCCCAGACTACAGCATATCGACACCAATGTCAAGCTTGACTATGGGGCAAAAGTGTGGGACAATTGATGTGTACAAAAAATATGAATGGAGATTATGAGTAGTTTACGATGGCTTGTCAAGAACAAGTATCCTTCAGACACCATTATTAGTATGCACGACACAGAGAGCAAGGCTGTCAAAGCCGCAATTTATCTAAACGATATCTATCAAACCGATACATACTATGTAGAAAAGTTTGATAAGCGTAATACAACCTTTAATTATAAGATGAACAGTTACGGAGAGAATGCATGAGCAGAACGGAAGACCGCAAGACTAAGCGTGACCTTGAACGCATTGTAAGAAAAGCCAAAGAAGACATGATGAAGTGGATGTTGGAAGCTGGCTACGAGCCAAACAGCCAGGAGGCTGCGGCATGGAAGGAAGGTTACATTGCAGGTGTCAACCGAACCTCGAATAGTTAGAATCTACCAGGGTGATACTGCCCACGATCTTTATGACGAAGACTATTACGATGTGGTCTATTCCAAGTGAATGACTACAAAGACCAAAACTTAAAGTCAGCTATTCTTTTTGGCACTGGCATTATTTGTTTTGTTATTACTTTTATTATCACCTACTACATACAATAACTAGAAAGAGAGAGAACAATGGTAAACCTTATTGATAGTAGCAAGGCTACTTATTCTATTCCTTATACAACGGCACAGCTTCGTATGCTAACAGTTCAAATGACTGGAGACACTTATGATACTGAGCTTGAGTTTGAGTACGATACCGTTCGAATTAAGCGAACAAGAAATCCCTTTAAGCGTTGGTGGGGTAACTTTTGTGCCGACGTTGTTGGATGGGCAATAATTCAAAACGAAAAGCATGGAGATTATTACATGCTTATCGATGAAGAGTATACAAGCAAAAAGATTGTTGAGTTGGAGGCGATTGAACTTGGAGAAGATTAATGTACTTGACGAGGGCTATGTTCGTTTAGTCGATACTCTTGGTAGTGACGCATCAGTAGTTAATGCTGCTCGTGTATCTTACGATAAAGAGATTGAATTGATGGATGAAAAAGATGAAAAGCTTATGGTTTGGCTTTGGAAGAACGGGCACACCTCTCCATTCCGTCATGCTGCTTTAACATTTGAAGTATACGCACCACTATTTGTAGCACGACAGTGGTGGAAGTATGCAGTTGCCTCTTCTCACGTTGACGACCAAAATGGTTGGAACGAATCTAGCCGTCGTTATATTACTGAAAATGAACAGTTCTATGTACCGCTTCCAGGTCAGTGGCGTAGCAAGCCAGAGAATAGCAAGCAAGGTAGCGGAGATCCAGTAGATGTAGAGCTTGGTTCTAAGTACTTTGTTGAACTAGTGAAGCTTATTGGTGAAGGAACACATCTTTACCACGAAGCAATGGATGATGGCATTGCTCCAGAGCTTGCACGATTGTTCTTGCCAGCATATGGAATGTATGTGCGTTGGCGTTGGACAACATCGTTGCATGGTGCAATTCACTTTATTCAGCAACGAGTTGAACACGACGCACAGGTTGAGATTCAAGATTATGCAAAGGCTGTAAGGCAATTAATGGCTAAAGCTTTCCCAACAACATCTAGGATATTTTTGTAGTTGGGCTTTAGTGCCTACTCAAGGGACTAGTGGTATAATAAATAGGAACAAAAATGATATGGTATCTTACAAAAAACAATAAAAACGATTACGAGCTTAATCGTATCTTTGAAGAAGCCAAAATACAAGGTGTAGAAATAAAGCAGGTTGAGGTTGATAAGTTTGATCTTATCGTTACTAGAAATGACAGAAGAAGTATTAGGTTAGACAACGAAACACTAGAGCTTCCATCTGTTGTTATTCCAAGAACTGGTAGTGGAACAAGCTACTATGCAATGAGTGTCTTAAGGCACTTAGAAAGAATGCATGTCCCAGTTTTAAATACAAGTGATAGTATAGATGCATCTCAGGATAAAATGTACTCTACCCAAATTTTAGCTCAACATAACATCCCAGTTCCAAAAACAATGTTAGTTAGATTCCCTGTTGATGTATCCCTAGTTGAAAAACAAATTGGGTTTCCTTGTGTTATAAAAGTTTTAAGCGGAAGCTATGGCAATGGGGTTCACTTGGTTCAAGATGCCAACGCCCTTCAAGAGTTAATGGAATTTGTTAGTAATCTAAATTCTCCTCTAAATATTTTAATTCAAGAATACATTAGCCAACAGCCAGGAACAGATGTTAGAGTTTTAGTAATTGGCGGCAAGATAATTGGAGCCATGAAAAGATCAAGCACTAATGGAGACTTTAGGGCAAACATCTCTCGTGGAGGAGTGGGGTCTATTTATGAAATGAATGAAGAACTTGAGTCATTAGCTTTAGGCTGTGCAAATGTTTTAAATCTAGAAATTGCTGGGGTAGACATTTTAATTGACAAAGATGGATACAAGGTCTGTGAAGTAAATTCTGCACCAGGATTTGAGGGCTTTGAAAAGTTTTGCAATACAAACGTTGCAAAAGAGTTTATAGATTATGCAATCTATAGACAAATGCTATAATATAAGTGGAGATAAAAAATGGAACTTCCTCATAGAATATTTTACTTTGATTCAAAAAATGGAGTTGCGACATCAGATCCTGAAAAGGCAAACTTTTCAAAAAGTTTTATTGGAGAAGAGGTAAAAAGAGCAATGCAAGCAAATGAAAAAATTAAGTTGGCACAAACTGGCTATGGAACAGCCGTAGAAATGGAGAAAGAAATGACAGAAACAATTAAGTCTGGCGAAAACCAGGTTGCAAATTTGCAAAATGGAGAGCCACTAGTAACAAAAAAGCAGGTTAAGCGTTATAGAGGAACCAATGTCTTGAATGCAAAACGGCAGAGAGAAGAGCTGTATGCTGCACAAGAAGCTAAACGAGCACCAAAGGTACAGATCGATCAAAAGTTTGTATTGCTGGCCTGGATCATTGGTATTGGAATTGCCTTTGTGTCTTCGGCAATCGTATCGTTTAATGGAATCACAGCTGTAGCAGAGTTTGTAGGACTTTCTGCATCATGGATGGCAGGACTGTTCTTCTTCTTTATCGAGCTTATGTATCTGCTATTTTTGGTTGCTTATCTTGTACTTGCATCTCGTGTAGACGACGAAGGCAAGCCTGAAAGCACTTGGGGTGCATTGTGGGGAATGATTGGGTTCGGTGCTATTGCCGTTCTTGCTAACGCCTTCCACACATTTGATTACTGGGAATGGGACTGGTCAGAACCTAGAATGTACGCTGGTGTAGTTCTTGCTGTCTCTGCACCTATTGCAATTATTAGTGCATCTAAGATGGCTTCAAGGGTTGTATTCGCTAAAGCTATTAGTCTTTAGCAATACCCCCAACCTCTGTAGCTCAGTGGACAGAGCGATACCCTTCTAAGGTATGCGTCGCAGGTTCGATCCCTGCCAGGGGTACAACACATGATATACTTGGTTTATGAACAATTTTAAATTAGCTATTACTGTACCAACTCGTGGAAGACCACACAATTTAGAAAGACTGTCTAAAGCAGCAGCACAAACTTGCAAAACTAACTATCACATCCTTGCACGGATTGATGATGATGATAAGTCTGTGTACCCCGAACTAGATAATGTTACCTACATTAAGGGTCCGAGAATCTTTTTTACGAATTCTCTAAACGAACTTGCAGAGATTGCAATGAATGAAGGATACACTCACATTGCAATTCTTGGAGATGATGTTGTTCCAGAGACTGATGGTTGGGATGAAAAAATGATCATTGCCCTGCCAGAGCTTGGAGTAGTTTATGGTAGCGATGGCTTAGAACACCTACATGGTGCAGATCTTCCAACACATGTGATTGTTCCAACAGAAATGTATCGCAGACTTGGATGGATCGGACTTCCAGCATCACGACACCTTTTCTGCGACAACGTTTGGCGAGAGCTTGGAAAGCTAACTAAGTTTATTTATCTTCCAGATGTAAAGCTTAGTCACCTACATAGATGGAATAAGTCAGCACCTGATGATCAGACCTATCGTGAAGCTAACGACAAGATTAAGCGTGAGAAAGATAGGCTAGCCTTTGAAACTTGGCGTGATGGTGAGGGTTTGGTTGAGGCTAGAAAGGCTTTGCTAGGCAAATGAGTCTGGTCGCACTCTCTCACGGATACCCCCCATTCTGGAATATGGGTGGAGAGGTTTCACTACACAGAACTATGATCGCTGCTCGTGGTGATAAGCATGTACTTACTGCGACAGAAGAACCTTATATTTTTGAGGGTGTCCAGGTAGACAAAGTATTGACAAGAAATGTTCTAGACATTAACACAGACTCAGCAAGAATTGCTTTACAGTTAAAAAAACTAAACGCCAAAACTGTGATTGGTCAAAACGAACTTTCCTTGGCTGCTGTAAAGGCTGCCAAAAGCGTTAATGCAGCATCTATTGTTAACGTACACACTCCACCACAATACGGTAGAGGAATTGCAGATGCTATGTACGAAGCTGACTATGCCATTTACAACACTAGGACTGCTGCAGTTGAATGGGGAGAGCCAAACGGTCTAGTTGTTCATCCACCAATCAGTCCGTTACCAAGCAGCACGATCACTGGTGGCGATGCCTACACGCTTCTTTCTTCTTTGGTTAATAAAGGTGTTCTAACAGTTCTTGAACTTGCAAAACTTTATCCAGATAAGAGATTCATAATTGTTCGATCACCAGCTGAGGCAACTCACGGAGTCAAAAATCTTGAAGAGCGAGCAGCACAGCTGCCAAACGTTGAACTTCATCCTCGTGTGCCTCCAGAAGAAGTGCACAAGTATTTTGAACAAACCAGAATTCTTTTAGTTCCCTCTAGATATGAAACATATGGAATGTCGGCTATTGAGGCTGCTGGTTATGGAATTCCTTGTGTTCACGTTGATACTCCACACGTTAGAGAAGGTATTGGAGATGGAGCCATTCTTGTTCCACCACAAAGTGCCCCTGCTACTGCGGCTGGCATTGATCTTATTGAAGAAAACTATGATCTTTATAGTCGTAATGCCAGGAAGAGAGCCGAGTGGCTACATGTGCGTCAGGAAATTGAACTAAAAAGATTTGCAGACTTTATTGAAAACATACAGCCATTAACAGATGTAGAAAAACGAATGAGACAAAAGTCTGTCGTTAACATTATCAGAAGAGTCAGGGCTGTTCGCTAGTCGTTTTCGTATGATGATCTATCTGGGAACATATCTTTAATTATGTCACCCATCTTTCTAAAAGATTCATCATCAGTAGATACAAAAGGTGTGTCATTATCTATCGAAGAAGAGTCTTCAGCAAATCGAGGATTAGTGTATATCTTTACATCCCTAATTTCTTTTCCACCTATGTTGTGTATATTTCCATAGCATGATCGTATAGAAAATTGCTTGTCTATTGTCTCTAATAGCATTGTCTTATTGAATACAATTGGGACGTGCAGTTCATAGTTTAATGGCTCTTTGATTCCGTACCGCCGAAGAGCCTGGTCGCTTCTCATCAAGAAGTTAGCGTAGTAGTTCATTCCAGCAAGCTCTGTGTGCCTTCTGGATCGATCTGATAGCAGTCCGTTGTAATATGTGGGCACAGAATCTATCTTTTTAACAATAAAGAAATCGTCATTCATAAAAACAAAGTCTTCAGAGATATCGAAGTTATCAATAATAGTCTTTAAATTAGTTCTTACGTTCTGAAAAGCATTGGATGTTTGAGCAACATCTAAGAACTTTCCAGAGTACCAGTCTGGCTTATCACCCACCACCCAAACATCTCTAACAAAGCTGGCATTTTTTTGCACTGATCTTATTGAGTATCTTAACTCTTCGTTTTTTCCAGGTCTACAGGTATAAACAACATCCATAATTAATTATAACACTTACGGTATAATAGAAGTAATGCCGCCAGGAATACATCTAAAAGCATTCCGTCAATATAAAGAAGACGCAGGCTGTGCGGACTGTAAAAATAAGTACCCACATTATATGCTAGAGTTTGATCATCTTCCTGGTTCAAAAAAAGTAGACAATGTTTACCGCGTTCTTAAAAAGTATGGCGTTGAGTCTGCTTGGCAAGAGGTTGCTAAGTGCGAGGTAGTTTGTGCAAACTGTCACAAGAGACGTACACATGAACGTGAACAGATTGACATGATAGAGTCATAGTAAAAGTCTCCATATAGGATTCAACCTGCAGAAGGCTCGGTCATATATAATTCAGGGTAACTAGTCCATCCTAAGAGCGACCACCTATATGGAGACAGTTCTAGTATACACTATTAATGCCAGAAATTATTTATCGAAGGCAGAACCCTGCCAGAACTTCTTTTCACGTTCTACGATTGATCGGGACCAGGCGAATCCTGCATTTCCACCCCATGCATCCCACATGATACGACCATTGCTAGGATTGGAAGTGTTGTAGAAGTCTTTGCCCTTCTTGTCTACCTCGTGACGAGAAAAGAACGAATACATACGCTTTACTGTAGATAGGGACATTGATCTTCCTGCTACGATATCTGTTGCTCTACCCCAGCCAATAGGCGTACCAGCACCAGTAGCCTTGCCCTGTTCCTTCCACTTTAGGGCACGTCGAGCAGCAGCCTTCATGCCAGAATTTGGAGTATAGTTGTCTGCTTTAGTAATTGCTTCGTGATACTTCTTTACTGGAACACAGTTTGGAACCATAGCTCCGCCCTTACCTGGCTTCATGCCACGCATAACGTAGCCTTCCCAGCATGGAGATGCTTTAGCAAGTCTTTCCAATTCATCAATGTCGTCTTCTTCCTCAACACCAATCTCAATATCCATTGGCTTAGAGTTGCTTGCAAGCATACCGATAGAATAAGCTGTGGGATACCACAGGCCATCCTCCTCTTCATAAACTCTTACAGCCATAGCTGGATCTTCTGGAGTAGATTCAATTGAATACTCCGTTCCAGGAACGCCGTAGGTTCCGCCCTCAAGCATTACATGTTCAACACGGCCTACAACCATGCCTTCTGTTGTCATTCCGACTACCGTGTCTCCCTCTTTGGGAATTAAATTATCCAATTGATCCTCCTGAACCGCCTGATGATGTCCCACCGCTAGATGCACCTGATGCATTGCTGTGACGACCATAGCGAACGTTTTTAGGCTTAGGTGCTGGCTTACTGCCAATTGCACTTCGACCTGGTGTACCGCCTCTACGCCCCTGTTCAGGACGTTTAATGCCTACCCCAGGATACTTGGGGTCAACCGTAAATGATGGATTAGCTCCTGCTACTTCAGACTTCTCTGCGTCTGGAACATTAGCGTAAAGAGCTTGCAATTGATCGTCTGCTTGTGCACGAGAAGAGTGGCAGCCTACAGTCTTACCGCTTTCGTCAACTACGGCATACCCAGAGCAACCAGCAGTATCACCTTTACCGCCTACACGGTACGGCATCAGTCTTGCATCCTTTTAATACCTAGTTGTGCGATTAATTGTTTCATAAGATTAATTATACCATTGTTTCTGATTACAGTTAGTTGTTAACTTCTTCTGTTGGAAGAAAATCAATTAGTTTGTCATAAGCCTTTGACAGTTGCTCTGCCTGGTCAATCGTCATATCTTTACTGATTGGCACGATGTCAGCAATTTTGCGATAGTCCTCAATCGCCGTCTGCACGTCTTCAATATATGTAAACGCCCAATCCCGAGAGTCAGAGATAAACTTAACAAAACCTTGAGTCTCTTCTAGTGGGCCAGACTGCTTTTCACTAAGAAGCTTTTGAAACTCAACACTAATAATACCAGCATCAATAGTCATTTGACGCAACTTCTTTTCGGTGTTTCTATATCGAATAAACAGCAAAGCTGTGATCGTAAGAAGACCAGCAAAGAATGTAGAAATAATTAAAAACATAACAAACTCTAGTGCATTCATAGCTGCTCCTTACCGCCCTCTCTTGTAAGCAAAACAATTGCACCATTATACTCAAGTGCTTGCTTTACTTTGACCATGTACTCCACTGCTTTTATTCTGTCGTCCACTGGCAGCGAAAAGAAGTCTTTTTCACTAGCCTTAACTGTCAGAAAGTGCTCGTTGTCAATGATGGTTAGCTTAAACCCTTTAGGACACACTGTCCTCAGTGAGTGAAAGGCCATCTTCATTTCATCTGTATACATCATTTATCCTTTTTAAAATATATGTGCCAGTTTAGTGCGGTATTCATTCCTACCCCAATTAAAACTAGTGCATCTACTACTATCAATGTTATGTCTACCACTATTTATCCGTTGTCAAGTATTGCCAGGTGTCTGCCCAATCATCTTTATTACGATGCTTGTTAAATTCCCTGGAGATTTTTCCATTTTCAATATAAATTCCTCCCCATACGCCCCACTCTTTTTGTGAGACTCCAACAGCAAAACATTGCCTTGCTACTGGACAGCCAGAACATAGGTTGTCAATCGCTGGTCTAAGAAGTTCGTCTTCTTCATACTTGTCAAAGAACAGGTTAGTATCATACTCTCTGCATAGGCCGTTTTCTTTCCATTCATGCTTATCCATATTACCCCACGAGCTTACTCGGAATTGTCCAGCCTGCTTCTGTAGGCTCGTAACGAGTTTGATTGTACCACTTACCCTTTACGAAAACACCATTTGGTTTCATCCAAGCAGCGTCGTTCTTTTGCCTGCTTACTACGGTCCATCCATCCCAATCTAGGGAGTTGTTGTTTGCTACGAGGTCTTCCATCGTTTCAAGAGATGTGACATTCATGTTACTAGCCTTCTGTGTAGATTACTTTTTTGATTTGTGTTTTTGCTATAGCTGTCTCGCAATATCCGCAAGGCTTGCTGTAGCGATCTTTGCCCTGTCTGTTGACTCTTGCAACGTACAGGACTGCCCCCTTAACATTCCAATTTGCATCTCTCATGGCCTCAACTTCTGCATGTCGTGAGCAATGCGTTTTGATATGTTCTGGGGAAACTGTAAAAGGGTTATTTGTATCTTTGTTAAATCCAGTACCGAGAACTCTTCCAGACTTTACGATAACTGCACCGTGCTTCTGTCTAGCCTCAGACTTTGCTGCAAAGTATCTTGCAACAGATAGAAATGCTTTTTCACTATTACTAAGCATACCTATAAATTCCTACTTCAATATCTTTGTCCTGTGCCTCGCGGACGAGGCTGGACTCGATCTCTTTGGGTAGGCTAAAATAGCAAAAATAGTCAACGTCTAGCATTCGCTCTTTTAGGGCAAGCGGTGGCATCTTAACCACCCTAGCCTTAATGCCGCGTGACTTTAGGCTTCGCTCTGAAACATTGATAAACTCAAGTGCCATATCATTAAGCTTGTGTGGACCTGCTGAAAGAATAGTAAACTCCTGGTCACCCTCAAGATCGTAAAGAGCTGTGCCCATAGCACGGAGAAATACACTGTAGTCGCTAAAGTTACGACTTGCCTGAATCCCAATAATCATTTGAACTTCCTCTTGTTAATTCTTCTACGATGTGTAACATCTTATTCAATTGTACCTCGTTCATAGCCATTGTGTCAACTTGAGTGGTACTGTGTTCGTCAATCTCTCCATCAACGATGTTTGCCACATAAAATGCATGATCTTTAATCCAGTAGGCCTTGCTTCCTAAAACTAGAACACGGATGTGACTTTTTTCCCAATGAACAGATGCCTGTGTTTTTATTGGTTTTGTAAGTTCCTGATTGCTTGGAACAAAACGCTCAATTATATTGTAAATATGGGTCTGGCTATACTGAACTGTTGTTGTATCTACCTTTATATTGGACTTTCTAATTGCAAACAATACGCCAGCAATGATCAGTATTGTCACTAAAGATCCTAGAAAATATTCCATTAAAACTCCTAATCAATTATACTATTAATGTGAGGAGAATTGTCTAACAATATTTTCTAAAATTACCCTTTCTGGTTTATTTAGTTTTTCTACCTCATAAACATTTGTATACTTGTCAGTTAATTTTATTACTGGATCAATAGTTTCGATCTTGTCAATGTCCACAAAACCCTTTTCCCACAGTGTCATTACGATGTGATGAAAATGATTATTAACATTTGAAAACAATTCTGGATCAACCTTTTTTAATTCTGGTGTGAAGTTATATAAAAAATGCCCAGTCTCTGGGTCAACTCCTGCAACCTCTACAGCACCCTGCAAAATTAGTTCATCTAGTTTATTTACATAATCCATTAGGAATCTTCCTTTACCCGATCTTCACCCAGGAGAGCGTATCGTTCATCGATAACCTCAAATGCAAAGGCGGTAATCTTTTTATTGCTTTCTGAATTATTTTCAATTTCATTGTAGTGGTGAGCACAGAAAAAGAGGCTGCCAGAAACACCCTTGACATTGACGTATGCGGCTGCACCACAAGCCTTGGTGTCGCATCGATCATTTAGAGTTAGCTTACGACCAGTGGTCGGCTCTTCTTGTTCGGTTGTTTCTTTTTCTTCTATCACAGTAGTCAATGCAACTCCTTATTTATCTGTTGAATAAAAACCATTTCCCTTAAAAGAAATGCCTATACTAGAGTATAGCCTGTTTGTGGGATTATTGCAAGTCTTACACGGTGGCACGTTGTCTCGTTCATCACCGCTTCTGTTTTCAATAAAGATTTCATTACAATCTTTACATAAGTATTCATAGATTGGCATAATTCTCCTTATACTTTATCATACCGTGGATCCTAAGAGACTCGAACTCTTGACTTCTACCTTGCAAAGGTAGCACTCTACCAACTGAGTTAAGGACCCATATTAAATTATATTCGGCCCCCTGAGAATTCCGAGATCTCAACCTCCTGTTTACAAGACAGGTGCTCTACCGTTGAGCTAAGAGGGCATAAAGTGGATGTCCAGCGTCACTGGGTTTATTAACCAAAGGTTTAGCTGCAGCATACCTTAGTTCACCACTTTGCGACTCTGACCAGACTTGAACTGGCGACCCCTACCGTGACAGGGTAGTGCTCTAACCAACTGAGCTACAGAGCCAAACACTATTTAGTTATAAATCCCTCCCCAGTGAATATCGTTGAGTGATGCTAGGGGAGGGATCGCTGCCCCACCTGGATTCGAACCAGGAACCTTGAAGTTAACAGCTTCCTGCTCTGCCGTTGAGCTATGGAGCAATATTTTGTTGTTATATCTATTGTATATCAACAAAACATCTTTGTCAAACCTTTAGTTTGAACACAGGGCAACAAGGATCTCCGCCCTCTTCCCACTCCTGAGCCTCTTCGTCAGTCATGTATGGGTCACCATCGTGTGTGTAGCAGAATGGTTCCGTAATCCAGCCTTGGTCAATGCCAATCTGCATCCAGTCTTGCAGTTCAATTTTAGCCATTAGAAATCCCAATCGTCGTCAGTTGTTGCTTCATGCTTACCAATCACATATGAAGAACCTGACCCTGAGAAGAAGTCGTGATTTTCATCTGAGTTTGGAGATAGTGAGGAGAGAATAGAAGGATTAACATTCGTAGTCTCCTTGGGAAACAGTGCATCAAAACCAAGATTCATTAGTGCCTTGTTTCCGTTATAACGTAGGAATGCTTTTACATCTTCTGTTAGCCCTAGTTCATCATATAGATCGGCAGTGTACTTAGTCTCATTGTCGTACAATTCCATAAGCAAAGAATATGCGTAGTCGTGCAACTCTTCCTTGCGGTCTTCTGATGCCTCCTGGTATGCCTGTTGGAACTTGTATCCAATATAGTAACCATGCACAGCCTCATCACGAATGATGAGACGAATAAGGTCTGCAGTGTTTGTTAGTTTACCCCGACTTGACCAGTGCATTGGAAGATAGAACCCAGAATAGAATAGGAATGACTCCAGAAGAACTGAAGCAATCTTACGCTTTTCTGGATCGTCTCCACGATAACGCTCAAGAACAATCCTAGCCTTCTTCTGCAAGAACTCGTTGTCCTCTGACCACCTGAATGCTTCATCAATGTCTGATGTAGAACACAGTGTAGAGAATACGCTTGAGTAAGACTTGGCGTGTACAGACTCCATAAAGGCAATGTTTGTAATTACCGCCTCCTCGTGCTGTGTACGAGCGTCTGGCATTAGCGTCATAGCCCCCACGGTGGCCTGTACGGTGTCTAGCATTGTAAGGCCAGTAAATACTCGCATGGTAAGCTGCTGCTCGTCAGGGTGCAGCGTAGCCCACGATTGGACATCATTGGCTAGTGGAACCTTCTCAGGTAGCCAAAAGTTAGATGTGAGTCGTTGCCAGACCTCTAAGTCAATAGGGTCTTCAATCTTGTTCCAGTTAATAGGTCTAGTAATCATAAGAATCCAATCATAGCATACATGATACGCAGTTGTCAACCTCTGTACCCTCTAGGGCGAGTTGTCGAATGCGGATGTAATAGATAGTTTTGATACCTTTCTTCCAGGCGTAGATTTGAGCACGGTTAACGTCACGAGTGGTGGCGGTATCCTTAAAGAACAGGGTCAGCGAGAGTCCTTGGTCAACGTGCTGAGTTGCTGCTGCGTAAGTGTCAATGATTTTGTCTGGTCCAATCTCATACGCATCTTCAAAATACTCAAGATTATCGTTATCAAGGAAAGGTGCAGGGTAATATACACGTCCCAGCTTACCTTCTTTGCGAATTTCAATCTTCGATGCAATAGGATGAATCGAACTAGTAGAGTTGTTAATGTAAGATATAGAACCTGTAGGAGGTACTGCTTGCAGATTCTGGTTATAGATGCCGTGCTTCTTAACATATTTAGATAGAGCTTCCCAATCTTTTTGATCTGGGATTTCAATCCCTGCGTCAGAGAATAGTTTTGCTACCTTTTTGGTTGCTGGCTTCCATTCCTGATTAATGTACTTGTCAAAGAATTCTCCTGTAGCGTACTTTGACTTCTCAAACCCTTCAAATGGGCTTCCAGTCTCCTGTGCCATCTTTGAAGACGATTTGAGGGCATGGTATAGTACCGTGTAGAAATACATATTAGTAAAGTCAATGCCTTCTTCGCTACCATAGTGAATCTTCATCTTACCAAGATAACCGTGTAGGTTCATTTGACCAAGTCCGATTGCACGAGACTTCCTGTTACCCTCTGCAATTGACATAACAGAATCAATGTATGACATATCCGCAACAGATGTTAAAGCACGAATAGAGGTATCAATAGTCTTACCAAAGTCTGGGGACTCCATAGCCTTAGCAATGTTTAGTGATCCTAGGTTACAAGAAATATCTTTACCAATCTCGTCGTAGCTAAGGTCAGCATTGTAGGTAGTCGGAGTGTTGACTTGAAGAATCTCAGAACAAAGATTGGACATGTTGATGCGACCATCGATTGGGTTGGCGTTGTTTACAGTGTCTTCGTACATTACATATGGATACCCCGACTCAAATTGAAGCTCAGCAATTCGCTCAAACAAAACACGAGCCTTAATCTTTGATTTTTTAATCTCTGGATTGTCAAGCATCTCCTGATACTTTTCAGTGATGGAGATGTCACTCATTGGTACACCATACACACGCTCAACGTCATATGGCGAGAACAAATACATGTCCTCATTGTTTTTAGCAAGATCGAGAGTAACGTCTGGAATAACAACACCGATGCTAAGAGTCTTGATACGCATCTTTTCATCTGCATTCTCACGCTTAGTGTCTAAGAACTGTAGGATGTCTGGGTGGTGAGCATTAAGATAAACTGCACCTGCACCCTGACGTGCTCCTAGCTGGTTTGCATAAGAGAATGAGTCTTCAAGTAGTTTCATAACAGGCAACACTCCAGAAGACTGGTTCTCAATCTTCTTAATTGGTGCACCTGCTTCACGAAGGTTTGTCATGTTAAGTGCAACACCTCCACCACGCTTAGAAAGCTGTAGAGATGAATTGATTGCACGAGCAATTGACTCCATGTTATCTTCAATTCGAAGCAAGAAGCATGACACAAACTCTCCTCGCTGCTGTTTTCCAGAGTTTAAGAAGGTGGGGGTGGCTGGTTGGAACCGACCAGAGATAATCTCGTCTACGAGGCTCACAGCAAGCTTACGGTCACCCTTAGCAAGCAGAAGAGCATTCATAACCACACGATCTTCAAAGCGTTCTAGGTAACGTTGACCATCAAATGTCTTTAGTGCATAAGACGTATAGAACTTGTATGCCCCCAGGAATGTGGGGAATCGGAACCTGACAGCGTAAGCCTGCTTAAAACGATCCTTGATAAAGGCAAAGTCGTACTGGTCCAGAACTGTCTTGTCGTAATACTCATTCTCTACAAGATAATCAATCTTCTCTTCAAGGCTGTGGAAAAATACAGTGTTCAGATTAACATGATCTAAGAAGTATGCTTTTGCTGCCTCCTTGTCTTTTTCAAACTGGATCTCTCCATTTGGACCGTATAGATTTAGCATGGCATTTAGCTCATGATAGCTGTAATTTGTCATTTAGTTCCTTCAACCTTTCCTGTATTAATTGAACATCTTCTGGAGTACCCAAAAGTTCTACCCTACCGATGATAGGGACACCTGTTTTCTTTGAGATTATTTCTGCAGCTTTACAGAATGTATCCCCAAAATTCATATTACCAAACCCGACTATACCCATTAAGTGTTGCCTGTTAGTAGCAATACTCAGGAATGTCTTTACTGGTTGTGGTACATGATAGCCATCATTCCCAGCACCATAAGTGGGAACAAATAGCACATAGTCTTTGTAGGCTACTGGCAATTCGCTAACACTAAAAGCATTTTCGATACCCAGCTTTTCTACAAATCGCCTGGTGTTCCCAGAACGATTTGAAAAATAAACAACGTCTAGCATCTATTCTATCATCATTTCTATATAAGGTCAAAACGACCAAGGTAGTCTTTTATGTCCTGCGGTATTTGTTTGGGTGGCTGGATAACATTTGCAGACAGCAGCTCTTGCTGTGGTGTTTTTGGTCTATCCTTGAAAGTGTGAATCTCTACTTCCTGGTTTAGGTTTTTTGGTGTGTGAGAGATAGCACCAAAGATAGCACCACACACAGCATCCGCCAAGTCCTTAGATTTTTTGCGAGGGTGGTCAACACGGTTTTGCTTAACGATCTTTAGCTCTGTTAATTCTTCAAATAGCAAATCAATCATTGGCATAACTAGACGCTCTTCGTAAACAAGCATAGCCATATCCTCGTAGTGCTTCTTGGCAACAGAGACAGTCTCAGTTCTCATTCCAACCTGCTTCAGTTCATTCTGAATATCGAAAGACTGCCAGCGGTCAAAGCTGACCATGCCGATATTGAATCCCTCACGACGAAGGTTCTGAATCCACTGCTTGACCTCAGATAGGTTCACAGGCCCCTCTACACGAGGCTCCCAGTATACCACTGCGTCAACAACTACAATTGGGGCTACCTGCTGGTAGTCCTTGATTACCTGAATGTTTACCCATTTATCAACGTGTGCAATTGCTACCGCACACTTATCGTGCAGCTGTGCAAGGTCGGCATGTACATAATAGACCTTATCTGGATCAGGAGTAAAGGTTTCGTCAAATCTCTTGTAGGTATCAATTGGATTTCTGAGTGTCATGCAAGCCTTGACCTTATCTGCCTGCTTAAAAAATGCGTCTGAGCTATAGGTAGGGACACAGGCAAAACGCATCATAGCGTCTCCTAGGTCTGTATAGAACGCCAACTTAAAGTCGTCGATCTTACGAGTTGGATTAACCACCCACGTTGGACGCTTAATGGCAAACATTCCTGGATATTTATAGGAAACAATTTCATCTTCTTCCCAAGCAATGTCTAGGTGGTTGCCCTCCATGTCCTCTGGCAGTTCATCATTCATAATAAATCTGTGAGTCTTTTCGATTACATTCTTCTCAAGTATTACATCTTCATACCGTTGAGAAATAAAGTCTCCTGGGTAACGAGGGAATGAGAGGAGTGCCACCTTTCCAAGATCAGGGAATCGAGAGTCTACAGAAGCACGGAAAGCCTTGTAAATATTATCAGCAGTCTTACCCTGCTCATTACCAGTATTAACTTCATTAGCAAAACCAGAAATCTCGTCAAGAACTGCCAAGATAAGGTTTAGACCCTCATGAGATTCTCGTTCAGAGTGACCAGAGTAAACGGTAACGGCATTGTCAAACTCAACAGAGTCAGCCTTTGCATAATACTTTCCAGCAAACCAGGGGGACCTTTCAATCTTTGTCTTGAAGCCCTTAAAGAAAACGTTCTTGGCCTGCTGTGCGTTAATAGCCACGTTAATGATATCGATAGCATCGCCAGATGGCTTACCAAAGTATCGTGCAGGATCTTTTAGACATAGAAGTTTGTACACGATATATGCACATGCTACTGTAGATACAAAGTCTTTTCCACTACCCTTGCCAAGTTGAAGGATAACTTCATTCTTGGTATACTTTTTGTAATACTTCTTGCCTGCATCGGTTCCCATGATTTGCTCAACCTCTGGCTGCTTATAGATTTGGCTCATTGCCTCCACAATGTCATACTGAATATCCGATAGCGGTGGCTGACCTAGGTAGGCCTCTCCTTCTACGAATGTTCTAGCGTCTACAGGCATTTCTGCAAAAACATTATCCTGTAGGATATCTAGAAAATCATCAAACATCTCGGACAATAGTTACCACCTCTGTGCTCTTTGAGGCATCGGATAGGCGACGCATGATCTTGTCACGAACCTCTGGATGCTCTGACGCAATGTCTTTAAGGATGTTTACAAGAATCTCTTGTCGTCTTTCAATCTCAATCATTTCCTCTGCAAGCTCTTTATTCTCAAGCAGACCAGCCTTCTGAAGCATATCAATACGTCGTGACTCAATGTCGAGGACTAGTTTAATTGCAGTGGTTTTTGCACTTAGATTAGCGGTAGTAGTGGCATCATCAATAACCTCGTAGGCCTGCTTAATAAGTTTGTTATAGTGAGTATCTGCAGCAACTAAGGCCTCTTTGGCACGAGCACGAATCGCAGCATTATCTGCAGCCATGATCTGCCACTCTTTAATGTGTGATACAACTTTTGTGCGAGCCATGTTAAGCTCTTTAGAGATCTGTGTTGGATCAATACCTTGTAAATATTTTTCGACTACCTTGTTTACTTCATCAAGGTGTTCAACTATCTTCTGTTCGTTTGACACGCTTCTTCCTCCTTACAGGCATCTTCTTTACACGATCAATATAGAATGCACGGAACGCACCTATCTGACCCTTGTATAGTTCACGACATTCAACCCAGGAAACACCAGTTTTAACATTGGTAGTTACCGAGTCAAACCTAAAGGTGGTTCCATACTCACCAGTAATCTTAATAATCTCTCCAGCAACAACTGTACGTCCATTAGGTAGGGTGGCCTCATAGACACGGCTAAACTCTACTGGTGGCTTTGTGGGGGCTGCATGAACAACCTTACGAGGACGACCCATTAGTTTCCTGCCAATCGTTTGATTTCATCATTGATATAAAAAACTGCTTTTTGCAAATCTTCAATCTGCTTCTTCTTGATACTTTTGCCGTGGTCCTCTTTAAGCCCTGCTCGCCAGAGATACTTAATGGCGTTGCCAATATTAAAATTGCGGTGTCTTGTAACGTCGATACACTCTACACCAGAAGGATCAGAGGTGTAGTGTTCTGGATGATTAACCATGTCAATCTCCCGATTGAAAGCCTCTGCCCTATCGTAGTAATCTACAAAGCGTTCTTCGTTTGATATTCCCATTATCGTTTTGATTTCCTTAATTTAAATTTGGCTAGATACACATAAATTGTTTCAACGCTTGTTCCACACTCTTTAGCAATCTCCTCTGGTGTCTTTCGATCCAGATGAAATCTCTTGCGTAGCCAAGCTTCGCTAGTATACAGTTTAGCAGGCATGAGTACTCCTTGTCAACTACTTACCGCCCAGTGTCCAATACCAATTGCATCCGCAACATCGTTATCGCTAATGTTCTTATCATAAATAGTATTCACAAATCTAATTGTACGCTGTTTCCTTAGCTCGCGTTCTTGAGTCTTTAGCCAAGATGCAGACTTGCCTGGATTGCTTGCAACAATTTCAAGCTTTTCAACACTAGTTAATCTTTTATTCCCAATAAAGTTTTGCCACGTCATTGGAGATACAGAGGCTATTTTTCTAACTTTGTTGGCTGCTGCTGATCCAAGGATGGCTCCCTGGACAAGAGCGAGATCACTCGCAGTTTTGGGACTATTAATAAATACGGTATGCTCAATAACAATAGCATCAAAATCGTTAAAATAATTGAAGAACGCTTTGCATTTTCTTCCTGCATCAATAACTTTTTCATATGTATCTTTTCCTTCGAAATTAATCTTTCCACAATATTCTAGATTGTCTTTATGAAAAACTGCAAAAGCCAAACTGTTTGTGCTTGCATCAATTGCACAAATCCTTTCAGGCTTGGTATTAATCAAGCTTATCTTTACCATTTGATAAACCCTTAATTTTTTTCAGTTCTGCTAAAACGTCTTTGGGATCAACAATGCATAGGTTGCAAATGTAATCATCATTGTAAACTGACATTTGATTACCACAAGACCTACAGAGACGCACCTTGCCCATCATTCTATTACGCCTTGCTATTGCGTATTTCTGAGCAATCTTTTCTTTTGTGGCTTCATCTCTGCACTCATTTGAACAGTATATCTGATACGATACTCTTGGCTCAAATGCTTGCTCACACCATTGACATGTTTTCATCTAGAGGCTCCAGGCGATCTATTTTAATATCTCCCTTGCCAGCATCTGCACAGACCTTTGATAGAGGACAGTTTTTGCAAATCTTTGAATTAGAGCGATAGTTCTTCTCTGGAAGAGTTTTATTCTCCCATGCTTTACGAACTGTACGCATCCATTCAAATGCCTGGTTAACCCACTTTATGTAGTAATCATTAATCTCAACAGGAAGAACCAACAATTCATGGTTGTTCTTGTTTTCATAAATGAGAACAGCTTTCTTCTTTTGTAGAATCTTCATGTAAATAAGCAACTGGATTAGGTGTCCAGCCTTTGGTCGCCTATGCATCTTACGATATTCGAATCCCTCGTTCATCATCGTTTTGATTTCACCAAGAAGCTCTTCCCCTTCCCAATCTAGCATTACGTCGCCGTAACCAAAGATGGGTGGGTCAGAATATGTAATCTTAAATTCATCAGCAATTAGAATACCTGCATCAGCCATTGCCTTCTGGATCCGACCATGCGATAGTGTACCATTGGTCATGTTAGCACCTGCGAATGCGTCTGCATTATCTTCAAATGTACCGCCGTTAAATGCTAGGAACCAGTAGCGAGCACACTCGCCGTGTCCGTATGCAATTGTTGATGGTGCAAACGTTTTCTTTTGCTGATGGCGTGGACCACGATTAGCAATGTAGCCAGATTTAATCTTTTCGATAAGAGCTTCTGGGTCTATGCCTTCAACGACAGCACCCTTAGCATCTGCTGCTTTTTCCATTACCTGATTTAGTAAATTTTTCATAATCATATTTAGCGAGTAATATACTTCAGGGCTGATACAAGGTTGTTAATTGCCTCAGCAGCAGTATAATAGATGTTCTTCTTCGCTCTGTCTCCCTTGTCTACGTTGGTAAGCCAAGTTGCACGAAATTGCATCTTGGCAGCGATTGCTTGTAGTCGAACAATCTCGACTGTAGCAACCTGCAGAGGAACATCTGGTTTTATAATAAGCTTGGCAATAAACGTCAAAGCATCCGTAAGGTCTTTGTCGTCCATATAGTCTGCAACTTCTGCAACCCAGTTAATTGCCTCAATTGTTGTGTTTGTTGTTCTTGTTTCCATTATATCTAGTATACCCTACTTCGGCTCGTTTGTGTAATTTAGGTATGCCAATTCTTCAACCATCTGCTCAAGAATAGACATTTCAATAACTGCTAGACGAGTTTTCTGTTCTCCGTCTCCAATAACAACTACAATAGCAGGATCAAGTTTGTTCCTGATTGCATCCGTAGTTGCCTTAGCCCATACATCTTTATTGATTGTAAAAGACTTTCCAACTTCTTTAAAGTCTACACAAAAATTATTCCAGGTTGCATCACCCTTCTTTGTGTTGCGACCAGAATTCTTGTGCTGTGTAGCACCAATCCGCTTACTCTCATTCTTCTCGCTCATAGTCTTTCCTACTCTTCTTAGTGTCTAAGCTGATTTCTGTTAGGTGTCTTTCCTGGCACATCCATGAAAGTCTTTTCTCACCTGGATAGCTGCGAATAGTATTAACCTCTTTGCCACAGGTGTGGCAGGGAAAGGATCCTGGATAGATATTATACTTACCCATTTAGCTGATCCTCAATAGACTTGCGGAATTCGTCATTCTCACGGACATATTTAATGAATGCATCTCTACCCTGGACTTTCTTGTCCTCAGAGACAATGTACCATGCCCCTGTACGACTTACAATTCCAGCCATTTCTGCGGTATCTACAAGGTCGCCAACGCTGTCTACGCCTACCATAGGCCCTCTGAAGTAGAAGTCGTAGCTACCAGACTGAAATCCTGGAGAGGTCTTAGAGAACTGAACCTCCCAGTTGACCTTGCGACCAATCTTCTCTTCAATAAGCTTGTCTCCAACAGGAATCTTGCCCTTAATTGCTTGGTTGTCAGACTCAGACGAGAACAGCTTGATAACTGTAGACGAATAGAACTTTGTTGCCTGACCTCCTGTAGGCTGCTGTGAAGTGTACATGGCGGAAATGTTATTACGACTCTGACTAATAAGCACAAACAATGTAGGCTTTGGCTTATTGTTAGCGTAGTTAATCATCTTCCAGGCGTTACTAAAGTCACGAGACTCAGCACCGATCTGCTTGGTGTTCTCTAGCTGCTTTAGTTCTGCAGAGTCCTTCTCAAAGTAGATGGCAGGAAGCAATGATGTAATTGAATCAACGACGATCATGTCAACGCCAGCTTGCATAAGCTTTGTGCCTAGGTCAACCATTTCATTAATTGTTCGACATTGAGATACAATGAGGTTTGTTGTGTCTACCCCCAGACGCTCTGCCCACTTCTTATCGTAAGACATCTCAGCATCAATCCAAGCACAGACCTTACCTTCCTTCTGTGCAAGACCAATCATCTGAAGACACATTGATGACTTGGCAGATGACTTGCTGCCCCAAATAAGAACCTGGCGACCATATGGAAGACCTCCGCCAAGGGCACGGTTTAGACCAAAGCTTGCTGTTGGTTGCAGGATTGTTTCTGGCATCTCGTCTCCAACAAACAATTGCTTGCGTAGTTTCGGATCGAGCAGTGCCAAGACATCTTCAACATTCATTAGAAACGTACCCCATGCTTTTCTGGTCGTGACTTGTTAATGCTAGTCTTATTATTTAGTGCAACCTGTAGGTCCATGTTTACATACTCGTATTCACGCAGACCTGCGTATAGGTCAAGTGTGCGGATGATGATGTCAGCCATTTCATCTGCCACTGCTTCTGGTCCATGAGACTTACGAATAGCCTCCATGACCTCAACAGCTTCTGATACAATCATCATTAATTGCTTAGTGATAAAGATATCAATCTGTTCCTGTGGAGCGTCTTTGATAACGTCCCAGAAACCTTTTTCTACAGCAAGGTCATGGATCTCCTTACCCATGTCGTCTAGTGTTCGACTATACATTTTTTATATCCTCCAAAATAGTTGTTCCATCTTTAGTTTTTGCAAAGCTAAAATTATATGCCTTACCCTCTTCCAGTCTCATATATGCCTTCGGATACTGTGTTGGGAATACGGTAACAGAGTGTAGCTCTCGTGCTGTGTCTGCAAGTGTAAGGTATGCCATCTTCTTGCCAGCCTTTGTTACCCTGCTCTTGAACGAAATAACATACATCTCGTCGTCAACATAAGGTAGCTGTCGATAGTTCAAGAACTTAATCAAACCAGCATCAGAACCTTTGGCTTCATCAACAGGTACAGCAGTTAGCACACGATTATCACTTGCTAGGATAATATATGTTCGTCCTGCCTCGATAAGAGTTTGTTCATCGTCAAAGATTCCAACGACACCAGTCTTATCCAGGATCTCGATACGCGACCAGCCCTTGCCTCGCTTAATGTTCTTCACCATGCCCATCAGAATAAACGAACCCTTTTCCTCGTACTCCTCTGCAGTATTCATAAATGCATGGAAGTGGTTTGGAACTGACATGTTGAACTCTGGCAGGTTTAGGTACTCGTACAAGTTCTCACGAACCTCCTGTTCATTCGCAGGGTTATCTGGGAAGTTTGCAGCACCAATAAGACGCATTGCCTGTAGTGCACGACTGTTCACACCATTGCCCTTGCCATATGTAAACTCCTCAAGTTCAGCGTATGACTTGAAGGGACGAGCAGCCATGTACTTAGATGCAATGTTATCTGAAACATACTTAATTCCAGACAGACCAAACCGAATACCCTTGCCCTCAATCTTAAAGTCGATATCAGACTCGTTGACATGAGGCAGACGTACAGGGATGTTCATACGCTTTGCCTCAATCAAGTACTCTGTTCGAGCATCCTTGTCCTTCTCATTCTTGAGAAGAGCAAACATAAACTCAATTGGGTAGTGATACTTTAGCCATGCCGTCCAGTAAGATACCGTAGAATAGGCTACAGCGTGGCTCTTGTTGAATGAATAGCCAGCGTGGGCTTCGAAGTCATGCCACAGATCTTTAGCACCCTGTTCTCCAAGGTACTGTGTAGCACCCTGTACGAATTGGTCCTGGAACTGATCGAACTCCTTGGCATCCTTCTTCTTACCAATAATCTTACGAACCTTGTCAGCCTCAGCCATTGTCATACCGCCGAGATTTACACAAGCAAGCATAACCTGCTCCTGATACAAGATGCATCCGTAAGTGTCGTAGGTAAACTCCTTCATCACCTGGTGTCGATAGTTAACTGCCTGACGACCCCACTTACGATCAATGTAGTCCTTGCCAATCGTATTCATAGCACCTGGACGAACCAAGGCGTTAGAAGCAGCAAGCTCATCAAAGTTCTTTACGCCCATCTTAACAAGCAGGTTGGTGTATGGGGTGGCCTCACACTGGAAGACACCTTTCGTATAGCCGTCAGAAAGCATCTGGTATACGTTGGAGTCTGTCATGTCAATCTTTAGTGGATCGATATCTACACCGTGACGTTCCTTTACAATTGCGATTGTGTCCTGAATAACGCTTAGGGTCTTTAGACCCAGTGCATCAATCTTGATAAGACCAATACGCTCAGCCTCGGTCATGTCTACGGCAACTACAGGAATGCGTTCCTTGGTTCCTGGAGCAGTGCGAGTCTCCATAGGAGCAAACTTAAAGATAGGCTCCTTAGCCGTAACGACACCAGCAGCGTGAATACCAGTACCACGAATGCGACCACGGAGTTGCTCTCCGTATTCTTCAATCTCTGGATACTTTTCACGGAACTCAGCGGTTGACTTAGACATACAGTATTCATCCCAAGTATCAACAAGCTTTAGAACCTTATTAACATCTGTTAGCGGAATATTTAGAACACGAGCAATGTCTCGCACAACACCTTTGTCCTTGAATGACAGAAAGGTGGCAATAGACGCAACGTGGCGATACTGCTTAACTAGATAATCCTTAACCTCGTCTCGTCGTGAGTCCTGGATATCTGTATCGATATCTGGGAAGTCATTACGCTCTGGATTAATAAATCGGAAGAACAGCAGACCATGAATGATTGGGTCAATGTCTGTGATGCCCAATGCATAACACAGGAGTGAGCCAGCAGAGGATCCACGACCTGGACCCACCATGATTCCTTCCTTCTTTGCCCAGTTAATCATATTTCGTACCACCATAAAGTATGGGGCAAACTTCTTGTTCTTGATAATCTCAAGCTCTTCGTCTAGACGATCAAGGTATTCCTGGTTGTCATTAAGACCACGAGCAGTCAGACCCTCAATTGCAAGCTTGTAAAGCTCTTCATCTGGATTGATGTACTGTGCAGGAAGAAGGTCTAGGTGGTCCTGAATAAGATAGTCTTCAACCTTGTCTGCAATCTCAAGGCTAGTGGAGTACAGGTCTTCTCGGAATACCCCCTGCTTTTCCAGTGCAGCCTTAATCTCTTCGTAAGACAATAGATGAATCTCAAACTTATTAAATGACATCTGACGGTCTGCACCATACAAGTAGTCAAGTCGATCCATGAGGTTGTCGTACTCCTGAGAACCCTCATAGGTTGAGTCCTTTTGCACCTTGTTGCTGTAAGAGTTTAGGATTAGCTTAAGTTCCTGAATTTCTCGCTGCTCTGGTGAGGCGTGGTGGCAGTCTGGAGTTGCCACAATCTTAATTCCAAATTCATCTGCAAGTTCAATAAGCACATCGTTCACGCCCTCTGGATTGTGAGGCATAATTTCGATGTAATAGTCTTCACCAAACACATCGTGGAACCACTTAATGTGCTCCTTGGCGACAGCAAGCTGGTCCAACTCGATAGCCTTTGCAAGGATGCCGCTAGGACATGCAGATGTCACAATGAGGCCTTCTGAATACTTCTTAAGAATGTCAAAATCAAAACGTGGCTTCTTGTAGAAACCATCTGTCCATGAAATCTCATTAATCTTATTTAGATTCTCTAGACCTTGCTGGTTCTTTGCAAGAAGAATGATATGGTTGTATGCCATATCGAGTGGGTCTTCCCTATCGTTAGGGTCTGAGTGATCGGCAATGTCTTTGCACATGTACCCTTCGATGCCCAGGATAGGCTTGATGCCGTGCTCCTTAGCGGTGCGGTACATCTCACGGTGTCCAGAAAGTGAACCGTGGTCTGTGATAGCGATGGCAGGCATTCCTAGTTCTTTTGCTCGTTCCACATATTCTAGTGGGGTGGCAATGCCATCAAATAGCGAGTAGTGGGTGTGAACGTGTAGTCCAGCGTAACTCATTTAAAGTCTCTCTGTTAGAAGTGTAGGGGGGCAGGCTGTACTCAGCCCACCCCCCAAATTAATTACCAGTCGATGCTGGAGGTGGATGAAGAGGAAGAAGGCGTATCAAATCCGAGATAGAACGCTTCCTGCTCTGCGTAGGGGATGTTGTTCAAAGCTGACTCCAAAGGGAATGGCTTTGCTTCGCCCCAGTTGAAAGGCTCGGCATCTGGTGCAGAGGGGATAAGCGTGTAGCTCGTCTCCGTACCCTGACCATTACGCTTGAGCTTCCAGGTGATGTTTGAGATGCTGCCAGTCTCAAGTGCGTACTCACGAATTGTGTTGAACGCAGACTGCTTGCTAACACCCATTGACCAAATGGCTACATATGGATCTTCCATACCGTCGTCAACGAGGACGTTGCAGTAGAAGCGAAGACGACCACGCCATCCAGCCTTGGGGTCCTTACGGTGCATCTCTTCTGCCCAGTCACGACCTTCAGCATCCATAGTGTCTACTGCCTTGCGACGGTAGTCCTTTGGGTTGGTGTGCTCCTTAACAACTAGAGCAAGACCACGGTCTTCGCCATAGTGGGCAGAGTCTTCGTCAAGCTCTTCAACGAATCGAATCTTGACTGCTTGACCATCGGCAAGCTTAAGCCAGCGTACACGAGGTCCATCATTTTCGTACTTTGGTTTGTCGAGTAGGGCGTTGATGTTTTTAAGTCCCTTAATAACACTCATTTTATTCTCCTTATTTTTCTAGTGGGTTTATTATTGTAGCATGGATTGAATAGACTTGTCAAATGACGTGTCGATTTGACGAATGGCTTCATCATCCATGTCTCCAATATCTTTGTATTCTTTATTTAGTTGTAGTACGGTAACACGATTTCCAAGTTTTTCTACTAACCTGTCTTTCATGTTGCCGCCTGCTTCATCGTTATCTGCAATGACGATTACCTCATTGAAATACTTTTGAAGAAGTTGTATTTGTGTATTACTAACACTAGCACCTAGTGTCGCTACCGCTGGAAAACCAACCTGGTCAAGGCGGATAGCATCAAACGAAGACTCTACGACATAGACATTCTTAGAAGACTTAACCCTGTGAATGTTAAACAGAACCTTGCTCTTTGGTAGGCCTGGAGTATTCTTAAAAGACTTACCCTCAATGGATCGACCAACAAATCCAACAAGCATTCCGTCTGGAGAGTGTACAGGAATCGTAACCATGTCCTGCTTCTCAGAATATCCAAGTGAGAACTTTTGCACAGACTCTTTTGTAATCAGCCTACCTTGATAGTAGCGGATCGCTCGTGGCTGTTCTAGTGCAGCAACACTTAGTCGTTTAACCGTAATCTCGTCAAACTGAACATAGTCTGGTTTCTGTGCTAGCTTACGATTGATGTCAGTCTCAATAGTTGTAGCCTGTTCCTTGCTCTTGATATACCTTGCGGCTTCAAAGTAAGTGCGACCAGAAGTGTGCATGATTAGTTCGATCAGGTCACAGGCCTTGTGGCATGAGAAACAATAAAAGATTCCGTTTAACTTATCAACTTCACCAGCAGGTGTGCGGTGGTTGCCGTGGAATGGACAGAATACGATGAAGTCAGAGTCTACCTCTGATTCAATATTTAGACCACTTCCGACGAGGACACGCTGGACTTGCTCTTCGGAGTAGATATTGCCCTTGTCTCGTCTACGCCCTCTATCCATTCGCTCTTCCTCTTTCCGACATAAACGCCGTATACTGATAAAATAAATTCAAAATATTGTTTCTCGTTATTGTAATAAATTGTAAAATCTGGATTAATGTCCAGTCTTGGAACATAACCATTTAAACGCATCTCGACTGTTAATAGTCGAATATACTCAGCCTTTAATCTGCCGATAGCTGATTCGTCATGAATCGTACCTTCAAGATTAAATCTCTTAACTGGTTTGTGGTGCAAGTTTTGCATGATTTAATTATACTAGCCATCTTCGTAATCCTTGTACTTATAGAATCCCTTGTCGAAATCAACCTGTACTAGGAACTCTCCCATAAAACCATTACGATTTTTACGGAAGACACACTCAATTATATCAGAGTTTGTTCCACGACCCAAAGCCATTACCCAGTCAGCATCGTATGCAATCTGGCGTGACCACGAGGTTTGACCAAGTGTGGGAACAGTGTCTAGCTTATTAACATCGTCTGGTGTGGCAGATGAAATTGCAATAATTGGAATCTCTTCACCGATAGCAAGAAGCTTTAGCTCACGAGACAAGTTCTTCATACGAACAACTTCACTGTCAGACTTACCATTAGGACTCATTAGCTGCAGGTAGTCTACAATTACTAGGTCTGGCTTGTACTGATCGATCTTCCCTCGCAAAACCGATGGAGTGATTTCTCCACCAGTATCATTAGAGATGATGTGAAACTCTGGCTTGCCCTTAACGTGTTTGTCGTGCCACATACGAAGGGTGTCAAGCTCTACATTTCCAGAAGAAAGATTTCTGTGTGACCAAAGCCCCTCACCCATAATTGTGAATACGCGGTTACGGACTTCTGTCTCACTCATTTCTAGCGAGATTACTAGAGGTGATCTTCCCTGCTTCCATGCCTGAACGGCAAAGTAAAGAGATAGCCAAGACTTTCCGATACCAGGATAAGCAAGAAAAACACCAAGCTGACCAGGAGTAATCCCAGCAGGGAGATAATTGTCAAAACCTGGAAGACCAGTCTTGATGCCAATTGAACCATTTTCTTGTGCCTTCTTTACCTGTTCATAATACGCGATTGCAGACTCAACATCTGTCACATCGATATCACGAATTACAGATGTATCTTTTTTTAGTTCTGATGTCTTTGAAATCAGGTGCTCAAGTGCCTCTACGCCCTTGCCTCCCTGAACATCTGATGCAGCATTTCTAAGGATATCCTTTAGACTGTCATTTAGATACTCTGCCTGTAGTTCATCTAGGTGATGTTTTGTCGAACCAATACCCTGGACTGGCTCGAAGTCACGAAACTTCTCAACAACCAGTGACTCTGGTGGTAGAGATGCGTTCTGCTCAAAGTAATTCCTGACAAACTCCCAAATGTCGTTGTGGGTACGCATGAGTCTATCTGCATTAGCCTGAAGCAAAACATGGATCTGCTTATCTTTCAGCACTGCTGAGATAAGTTTTGACTCTGTGTTACTCACTTAACCACTTCCTTCCTAGGGCACGACGCTCTGCTCGTTCCCGATTGTCTCTCTCGTGTTCTTCCCTGGCAATGATAATCTTTTCAGCGTAGTTAGCAAAATACTTCCATGTAGGAGATTCTGCAACCTGAAAATAATAATCAAGCAGGTCGTAGCATTTGGATATGCCGTATGATTCAATGAGTCCGTCAGAGGCCCACTGTTCGACATTTATGTTATAGATTGGCTTTTCCTCATACCGCATGGTATGGAGCTTAGCATAGCGACTGAGCAAAGCCATTCGGTCTTTGCGTTCAGCCATTACTCTTGGACTTCGTCCTTGGCTTCGTTAATCTTGGTAATAAGCTTACCCTCAACAAAACCGTAAACACGCTCAAACGCTTGCTCGATAGTTTCGCCATCACGACGTGAGTCAATTACTCCAAGGTCAATACGCAGCGACTGAAAATTTCCAAGGTTCAGCGTATAACCAAGAGTAACATTTACCTTAGTCTGTTCGTTTTCCATATTTCTCATACCTTTTTTCTATAGTGTTTCTGACCAAACAGGAACGAATTTCCCGTCTGCAGTCTTCGTATATGTAAGTATACCATCGCCCATACGCCTTGTCAACTCCTGGCGAGTTGGGGTAACGTTATTGTTAATCAAACCATCTTTTCTTGGACGACCTATACTGTATGTAGCAAGTATATCACGGATCTCATGAACTTGCGATTCTGAGTAGTAAGACCTAATTTGCCAACCACGCTCTTTACCAATAGATGATCCAGTAGGATAAGGTATTTTTCCATCCTTCATAAGGAACGGTAGATACTTCTTGTGACGGTTTACCAGCTTAGCTGTATCGTTTACAGTGTAGGCTCTTTCCCTGTTTTTCTTAAAGTCACCAATAAGACAGGACTCTATGCGATCTTGATTAATATTATAAACAGACATAATGCCATTAGAACGATTGAGATGATAGACTCTTACTAGATCACCATTAAGAAACCATACTTTTTTATTCCCTGGCAAAACTGGGGAATTGTTATATTCTTCTAAGCTAATCATAAGACTAGTTTGAGGGCAAGCCCATTGCAATAACGTTGATACCAACAGATACCTTACCTGCGGTTCCAAATTTTGCAGTAACGGTGTAACCACTTGGGTCCACGTTAGAAAGCACTACGGTAACTGCCTTGTTTGCCTCGTTGTCATTTAGAGCTACAGGAGTGGCTGTAACAATTGGGGTGCTGGCAAATGTAACCTCTGGAGGAAAACTAATCGTAATAGACTTCTCATTACCAGCAGTAACAGTAGTGTCTGAGGCGATCTCAAGGTAAGTTGTGTAAACCTGTGCAGCGTAAAGCTTTGAAGAATATGCTGACTGACCACCATTGCTACTCTTGTGATAAAAGTTATTTGACTGTGTGAGAGCTGAGCCTTTTTCTGACAATTCATTAATTGCTTGAGCAATGGTATAGATATATGACAGGTCTAGTGGCTGTCCACGTTCTGGAATTGGAATTCTTGACATAGTTATATTATAGCAGGTGTAACGATTTTTGTTGTTTCATTTGAAAAAAAATTATTCAAACTGATTATCAAAAATTGATTGATCAAAATCTATTGGCTCATTACCGCTTTCTACCCAAAGCAAATACTCTTTATAGTCATTATTTCCATCATCTTTTGGAATCATTGCAACATCGCTTATTCTAATGATGCAATTAGTATCAATTATTTTTTCTCCAACAATAACTGAGTGTTTCATATAACTCATAGTTCTGCCTCCAATTTAAACGTAGCGGTAAAATTATAATATGGAAAAGTTGTACTAGCATTTCTAAAGTTTCCGTTTACTGCACTATTGCTGAAAACAGAAATGCCACCATTTGATGCATTATCAGAATTAGTAAATGTTAAAACTGTTGCTGTTGGTGCTACACGCATTGGAGCAAAAGAAAAACCATGAGTTCCAACACCAGTACCATTACTACTACCCATATAATATGTATTGCCCATACTTCCTGTAATATAGTACCTCTGACATGCAGCTAACTCGCCTTGAATACTTCGAGCGTTTCGGCGGAATGGCGTGGCAGCTGCTCCAGCCTCTACTTGTACGCCCCAGATGTCAATTGTCTGAGTAGCATTAATTGTCGAAGACTGTATTGTAAGAATTAGACAGTCGTTATTTCCTGTGCCAATTGTTTTGCCAGACATTGAAGGCAGCGTTACCGTGCTTGTGTACCTTGCCCAAGACGTAGTTAATGTTTGTAGAGTTCCATTAGTGGTTGTACTGCTAGATGGCGAACCACCTGTTCCAAAGTACTGTGTAAAAATAGGTCGGACCGTTCTTGTTGCATCTGCTTTTGCCCAAAATGAAACAGTAATTGTTTGACCAGAAAGAGTTCGTACATCCTCAATTGGTTGTTCTAGTACGTTGCTAAAAGTTGCACCAGTACCAGCTACAGTTTGTGCATAGCGGTAGAAGTACTCTCCCTCGTATCCAGCTGCAGGTGCAGATCCCAAGGGAAAAGCTTGTTGTGAAACCGTGCGAGTAACGCCAGATCCATTAAAACCTGCTCGCCAGCGGTCACTAGAAAAAGTTGCAGTCACAGGATTACTAAAAGAAGTGCCTCGTTGCCAAATATCAAACGCACCATTGATAATATAATTAGTTCCACCAGTTTCCAGTGCATCGATCCTTGGAACAAGCTCAGATTCCTGGGGTACATAGGCAGCAGCATATTTAATAATATAATTAATAACACGATAAGGACTAACAGAACTTTTGTCTTCTGCGTTACCATATACAGGGGTATAGTGATTAAATCCAAAAGTACCGCTTTGAACAGCCCCAGCTACGGTATAGTTCGCAGTAGACCCTGGTCCAAGGCCATCTGGCTGAGATCCTCCTGCTTCATATCCAATATAGTTAATATTATTATTGGTAGCACCAATTGCTGCTCGCATTGATCCAGAACGGTGCGAGTGGTTTGTTGTACCGCCAGAAGTATTGAGTCCAGCAAATTCAGAAGCAAAGGCTGTTATACCAGTACCGTTTGTAGTAAAGTTAATTGTTGCAATACCAGTAGAGGTATTAGCAAGACTTGATGCAACTTTAAATGTTGTAGAGGTTGAAGCTGTAACATAATAGTTAGTATTAGCAGTAAGGTTTGTGGGCATAGTTGTTGCTGTAAAATAAACCTTTTGACCATCAACAAATCCATGTGGTGTTGCTGAAGTTATTACATCTGTTGTATTATCTGCAGTTACTGCAATACCTGGGTGATTACCAACAGGCATTTTTCCACGAAGATCGGGTAGATTAAAAGTTGTTGTTCCATTACCTACACCATATGTAGTACCAATAGCTGCATATA